AGATTGTGAAAGGTTAAAGTTATCGCAGATGCTTTACAATCAAGGTATGAAAGTAGCAGCCATATCTTTGTTGGCACAAGATGCAAGAGTATTTAAAGCTATGTGGCAGGCAGGTACACCTGCACCATACGAGGGCAAGATAGGTGAAGAAGCTAAAAAATTATGGATGGCTAATCCACAAAAAAGACCTGACAAAGAAGATTTTGAGGCAGAATTTTTACAGTCATGCACACAAGAGAGAAATCCTAATAGAGAAAAAATAAAAGCTGATGTTGTTGGTTTTGTAAGCAAAGTAGTAGTCAGTAAGAAAAAATCTAAGGCACAATGCAAAAAAGAATTATATGGGGGTTGATCCTTCTATCCTGTAATACTTACAGTCAATACATCTACGAGGCTAATCAAGATCTTTATCAACTACAAAAAAACGCTGGTAATTTTGAAGGAGAACTTGCTTACGAAGTAGGCGATGACCAACTTTCAACAACTATAGACCTAACATTTGATTTTACTTTTTATGGTCAAACTTTTAATAGTGCAAGGGTAAGTACAAATGGTTGCGTTCACTTTGGATTAGGGAGTGGCAATGTTAATTCAAACAACTATTGTGCAGACTATACACCCGACCCAATAAGCACTAAGTCTTACACATATACTATGTTTCCTTTTTGGACTGACCTTATAAGAGATAGTGATTCAAGAATAAAATCTTGGGGTGATAACACTAAGATGATATTTGGTTGGTATGATATGCGTGAATACAATCGTAACTCAGACAATAGTTTTGAAGTTATCCTTTATCCAAACAACACCTTTGAGTACAGATACGATGAATTAGATATTATTAACCATGATGTCATAATTGGCGAAGTAGGTGCAGACTCAACACAAGTCTATCAATATTTGTTTCACGATGAATGTAATACAGGTACAACAAATAGTGGTGCTTGTGTAAATACAAACTGGAATAATACATCTTCTAATACTTTGCTTGAGGGTGGTGGTAGTTTATACGGAGTGGGTAGTGGTAATGGTATTGATTGTTCTGATCCTTTAAATAATAGCAGTTGTGCAGGATATGCAGATGCTTTTTTAAATCAACAATGCAATATAAGCCAGCTTTATAGTCAATCATGCCCTAACTATTGGGAGGCTTATGATGATGAACAATGCAGAGAAGATCCTCAATATGCTCCATTTTGTGCTGGTTATAGACAACAAGAATCTGTTGCTTTCTTTAATGATGACCAAACCAACTATGGTTTTGTAGATGAGCAAGAACAATTTGCTACAGGTATTTTTGTAGATGAAGATCATCATCAACATAGCCATGATGAGCCATTTAATATAATAGAGGTCTTTGAAGAGGATATTCTCCCGCCTTTTGAAGAATTTGGTGAAGATAATTTTGAACAGTTTTTTAGTGGCCCAGAGCCTGAAGAATTGATTATATTTTTCGAGCCAGAACCATTACCTTTTATAGACGACTTTCATCCTAGACATGAAGACCCAATACATCAAGAAGATATTTTAATTGAGCAATTTGTTTTACAAGAAACTTTGTTTGTAGAGGATTTTACTGAGCCTGAAAGTTTTTTAGTGATTAACACCATAGAGGAACTTGATAATTGGTTTGAGGAAGAAAGAAGAGAAACAAGAGAAGAGACTAGAGAAGAAAGAGTGGCTGAAAGTGATGAGCCTGAAGAAGAGTTTATAGAAGATATATTTGAAGAAGAAGCTGTTGAGGAAGTTTTTGAAGAATTAGAAGAAGTATTTGAAGAGCTTAGAGAAGAGAGATTGGCTGACAGAGAGGAAGAATTAACAGAAGAAGTTTTAGAGGAGATTGTTGAAGAGCTTGATATTGTAGAAAATGAAAGTCCTGGTAGTAATAAAAAATTACGATCAGTAGCACTACAAGTTGTTAAAAATGCGTTACATACAGCTACAGCTAGTTCCACAGCTGGTAGTTCTATACAAAACAATCAATCGTCAAATATTGCGGTTGCAAACACATCTGGTAGTGGTTCTGCATCAGCATCTGGTGGTATAAGCACTACATCTTCGCCAAGCATCTCAGATCAATTTGCAAGTGCTACAGCCCAAAATAATCAAGTTTTATCATTAAGTAATGATATAGGTGGATCTGTAAGTGTAAATATCACTCCTATGAATAGTGTTGATGGTGGTGCTGAAATAGTGATGGCTGATGTTCAGGTTCAAAATGTTCAAGGCGAGATAGATACTGCTATAGGTGGTGTTATGACTCAATCTGAAGCAGATCAAATCGCAGATAAAATTATCGCTCAAAACATAGAAGCTCAACAAGAAGAAATGCAAGAAGAACAACAAGCAACTGGTGAGTATAGTGATGAGTCAGGATTAGTTGCTTTAATAGGGTATGTGCCACAATTTAATAGTTATACACAATATGTCATACCAGATGCTAGTGATTGGTACACTTCTCAAGATATATATTCGTCTGTTAGAATAGATGACAATATAAATGCTTTTTATAATTATGCGAGTCAAAATATAAATAACTTACAAAGCATGATTGATAATCAGCCTGAAATTTGGAGATAGATATGGATTGGTTTCAAAGCAAAACAGGACAAATAATTGCTTTAGTTTCTATAGTAGGCACCTTAGCTGGTTTCGGTTATACAGGTGCAACATATGTAAATAGATTAGAAAACCTTGAAGCTAAGATTGGTGGAGTTGATGAGGCTGAAGATGAGATGAAAATTATCGAAGAGCGCTTTGCTTCTATAGAAACATCTGTTCAGTTCTTAGAAAAAGAGATAGACAATATTGAAGTGCCTGATGTTACTGATATAAAAACAGATATTGCAACAATAAAAGCAGATATAGAAAGTTTGGATAAACAAGTAGATGAAATCAAAGACAACAATAAAAATCCTCTTGCTGGCTAGTCTAGTAAGCTGTACAACACATAGTAATTTTATAGAAACACCAAAAAAACCACTAGAATGGGACGATAGGTTTGATTCTAACGAATGGCGTGAGAAATTTAAAAGATGTCAAGATTTTTTACATTCTGATAATGATGCGTGGCATTGGTGCATGAATAATGAGTAAAGTATTATCAGGAATCGTAGCGGTATTATTAGGTGCTTGCTACTACTTCTTTAGTCAAAATCAAATACTTGTAGCGAATAATTCTAAATTGCAAAGTGCTGTTGTTACGCAAGAAGAAACAATAAAAACCATCCAAAAAGACTTTAATAATCAAGCCAAGCAACTTCAAGATATGACAATCAGAAGTCAAGCGGCTCAAAGAGAACTAAACCGTTATACACAGTTTATACAAAACTATCAACTTACGGCTAAAATATTAAGTGATCCAGTAGAAATGGAGAGGAAAATAAATAATGGTACAAAACATATCATGGAAGATATTGAGAAAATCAGCGTTACTATTGATGATCTTGATAGCGGGCTCCAGTTGCAGCCTACTTCCAACTAATCCAATACAAGTAACTGCAAAACCTATAGAGCGTACAATCGTACAACCTATAATGCCAAGAGAAATTGATCTCAAACAACTACAATGGATTGCAGTAACGCCCGATAATTGGGAAGAACAGTTGGCTAGAATTGAAAAACAAGAAGGCGAGCTAGTGTTTCTAGCTATGACAATACCTGATTACGAAGTGATGGCTTACAATATGCAAGAGATAAAAAGGTATATTACTGAGTTAAAAGATGTTGTTGTATATTATAGAACTGTAACAACCAAGAAAAATGAGCAATAAACCAGAACCATATATATACAAAGCAACTATCGAGAGAGTGGTTGATGGCGATACAATTGATGTTACCCTTGACTTAGGCTTTGATGTCCGTCTGCATAAACAACGCTGCAGGTTGGCAGGCATAGACACGCCTGAGTCAAGGACTCGCGATTTGGCAGAAAAGAAATTAGGTTTAGCTGCTAAAGAAAGATTAAAAGAACTATGTATAGGATCTATAACTATAAAATCATTTGGCAAGGGTAAATATGGCAGAATACTTGCAATACCTTATACAGAAGATGGCAAAGATATTTGTCAGCTTCTTATCAACGAAGGCCACGCGGTTGAATACGATGGTGGTAAAAAAACTAAAATATGGGGGGATTATTAATATGAACATATCAAACGAAGGTATATCTTTAATAAAAAGGTTTGAAGGTTGTGAGCTTGAGGCTTACAAATGCGCAGCAGGAGTTTGGACTATAGGTTATGGTCATACAAAAAATGTAAAAGAAGGTATGACTATATCTAAAGAACAAGCTGATAATATGTTGCTGAATGAACTAGATGAATATTGTGAGTATGTAGAAAAAGCAGTAGATGTAGATTTAGAACAATGTCAATTTGATGCTTTGGTTTCTTGGACATACAATTTAGGATCAACTAATTTAAACAACAGCACTATGTTAAAAGTTTTAAACAATAAAGAATACGAAGAAGTGCCAAATCAAATTAAGCGTTGGAATAAAAGCAACGGTGAAGTTTTGCAAGGT